CATTGTCATACCGTTTGTACTCCAGCCCAAATAGTGCATTTAGGCCTGGTTCTAGTTCTTTAACTAGCTGTGCTCTTGATATTGCCATGTCTATATGCTCCTATTACGCGCTATCAACAAACTCATTAAGATTACAAACAACAACAACTTTAGCATAAGCTGCAGTTATGTCTCTGTTTGATGGATCTTCGGCAAGTCTTAATAATCGCCATGAGTAGTTAGTAGCATGTGTAGATCCAATATCCAACGTGTTAGTTGATTTACCTGTGACTGAACTTCCAGCAGCTGCATTCATGTTATATGTTTCCATAAAACCTGCTTGCGTTACTGCTGCGTCTGTAAAAACTTCGTAGTTCTGCCACGGCGCATCATTAACGAACGCTGTGATATCTTCACTGTTAGCCGGAGTAATACTGCCTGCGTAATAGTTATCCCAAGTTGGCTTCAAAGTTGTAGCCGCATTGTAGAAAACACCATTTAGCACGCCGACAGATGAAGTGGTTCCAGTTGTTACCACCGTACCCTCAGTCATATATCCTGCAGCACTAACACACGGAGCGCCATTATAAATAGCAGTTCCGTAGGCAGCGTCAATCTTATAAGCAGATTGACCTTGCGGTGCAGGAGTATTTCCAAGCATACTTGTAGCATTCAAACCGTCACCAGCTGTTGCACTATTTGCCATAGTTATTACTCCTTATGTCTATAATAAATTATAGACGGGTTAATTTAAATCGATGATAAGGAATAGTTAAAAAATTAACTTTTCTTTGTACCACCGAAGGTTACACGAGACTGTCGATCGACATCGATCGGCATACTCTTATGTTGTTCCCTAAGCAAGTCGGTTTCAACCGCTTCGTCTTGACCTTCAGTAAGTTTTTTCTGATAATCAACACGTTGCTGCGCGAGTTCTTCGGGTATCCTAGCCAACAATAGGCCTCCTACTCCAATCACTCCAGCGTATTTGCCTTCAGTAACTACAGGATAATCAGAATCTTTGTATTCATCAGCTCTCACTAATTCATACCCTTCTCTAAGTCTTCCATAAATGTTTTTACTATCTTGGAATCCTACAGATTCAGCTCTGATCCATCTGTGCCTAAAGCCATTAGGCGCTGGTGGTGCATCCAGAGAGGATGGTGGCTTGTACTCTTTTGGACGTTCAGTTTTTGTCCGAGTATCCGCCGCACGAGAAGTTTTTGTGTCTTGTTTTTTCATATGCTTACGCCTCCTTCGTGAGTTTTAATTGTTTTGCATATTCTTCGAGTGGCACACCTAATTTTTTAGCTATTGCTACTTGAGACGATGTGAGTCTCATTGTTTTGCGACCAGTCTTTGCACTTCTATTCGCAGAAGCCACCGACTGAACGGGTCTAGTCGTTTGTCTATCTCCACTATTATCAAATTTATGGGGAAAGTCAACTCTTATACGCTTATCTATTTCCTCATAATATTCATTTGATTTAGGATCATAACCTTCTTTTTCCACTAGATCTTTGTGAATCTCGAACGCAGTAAAAGTCATGGGTCGGTCAGTTCCGAACCATCTATTTTTACCAGCCCAATCTTCAGCCATAGGATCAGCTTGAGGTAATGATTGTGGAGCTTTTTGGGGTAGTTTTCCACCGTCAGAAAGCTGTGCAGGTTTCTCTTCCTGTACAACTTTATGTTGTTGTATTTTCGCATTTTCGAACGCTAATTCGGCAATACGTTTATTTGCTTCGACTTGAGCAGCTGCATCTCCTGTTTCAATGGCTTGCGCTAAACTTTTTTGCGCTGTTTCCATTCCAGTTTTTACATGCTCCTCAACTTTCTTACTATAATCAGAATCAACTTTTTGAAATCTTTCCTGATCAAGTTTTCTTTTTTGCTCTAACGCATTAGCATATTCTACAGCTGCAGCTTCTCTACGTTCTGCTTCTCTCATCTTACGAGTAAGTTTAGCAATACGTGATTGAACACCTTTACTATAGTCTTCTAATTTAGAGTCATCTTCTTTTTGTTCTTTTTTTATTTCTTTTACTGTTTCATCTTTTTTTGTTTCCTGTTCCTGTTCCTGTTCTTGTTCCGGGGCACTTGTTTCCTCTTTAGGAGCTTCCGTCTCAATAACGGCTTCATCCTTTTTTTCTTCAACAGCTACATCTACTTCAGGACCTGAAGTATCAATATCAACTGTTTTTTTCTCATCTATTGGCATAGTTTTCTCCTTCTATGTTTAGTATTTATGCAAGATATCTTCTGGATTCTTGACGGTTGCTAAAATTTCATCTTCATTCAACAACCTAACTTCCCCACCTTCAATTTGTATACGTGATCCTGCATAACGTGCAAAGACCACCCAATCACCAACCTTGCACCAAGGACCATTAGGATAACGTTCTTTATCCCTATAACATTCTGATCCCATTGCTAATACGTTTCCGCATTGTGATGCAATTTGTTGTTTGTCTATAGTTTCATGTGCAAACATGACTCCACCTTTAGATTTTTCATTCATTCTAAATGGAAGAACTAACATTCTCCAACCTGTCGGTTGTGGTAGTTTATCTTTTTCTTTTGTAACTTCTTTTTGAGGTTCGGATTTTTTAACTCCGACTAATTCTTTATTTGGTGTGATTATCTTTGGGCTTTGTGCCGTTGATATTGATGACTGTGCCTTTTGACTCATTTTGCTCCTTATCGTCTAGCAGGTTAGAGAGTTCCTGTTTAGTTGCCTCTAGGGCGTTTATTTGTCCTATTATATACTTGTATGTTTCCATATTGTCAACCCCTCCGGACGTTACAGAGATTGCTAATTGTTTAATTCTATTATCTAAAGCTCTTCTTAACTTGTAGATTACGTTTTCTAAATCCACCATATTATATTACCCCAACTGCTCTTAAGCAATCCGGGCAATTCTTTCTAAATCTTATGTGAGATACACAGTGTTGAACTGTGGATTCTTCTTTTTCTTCAACTACAGGAGTTTCTTCCACAACTACTGGTTCTTTTTTCTTCCCGAATAGGAAGTTCCATATTTTCTTTAATAGATTCATTATTTTATTTGAATACCGACTTTTTTGCCTTTAAGGACTGCACCACCAGAACCATAACCAGATCTTCCACCTTTAGCATAGCCTTTATTCAATTCACCATGAATTCTTGATACTTCAGCTCTTCTATTTTTATTTGAGTGTTCACCTTCAACACGACCTAGTTCTTCTAGTAAGTTAGCTCTTCCACCTATGTTATGTTTTGCTCTTGGATCTCTTTGAGTTTGCTCATCTCTTGGTTCAGATCGTTGTTTTCTTATAGGTCTTCGTTTAGCTTTCCCATAACCTTCTTTTCTTTTGTCCCATGTTTCTGTTTGTGTGTCGTGTGCCATTATGATTTCCTTTTCTTAGCCATTTTCTTAAACGTCTTTGCTAACGCTTTTGCTCGTCCAGTACAACCTTTTTTTGTAATCGGTGTACATTTGCCTTTAGTTCCACGTTTTTTGATTGATTTATTTACTGATTGTATCCAGTTCTTCTTAGAACCTTCTTTTAAAGCAACTCTTCCACCCACTCTAAAATTAACTCTATCCCCACCATTTGTATAACCATCAGCATTGTGTCCTGCAGGTGGTTTATAACCTGAACTTGGACTTGTGCTATGTTGCAAAGATAAAGAGGTTTGTCCAGAATTTGGTGATCTAAAAGTTCTCATTATTTATTTCCTTGTGCAGGATCAGAAGGGAAAGTTTTTTCTTTTCCTATTTTATAAGCTCTTTTAGTCTCCCGCATCTGTTTTAATTTTTTCTTAGCTTTTTCGCCTTTTTTAATATCTGTTACATGTTTATTAACTTCATCAATATTTTTTAAATAAAAATGTTGTTTACCTTTTCTTATACTTTCTTTAACATTACCTCTTCTAACGTCGCTAGAAACAGGAACAGATTTAATTGTTTTATCTCTTTTACCAAATTTAAGACGCTCTTCACGCGTAGATGTCCCAGATTTCATTTTTGCTGTAGCTTTAGCTTTTTTATACTTCTGGTAGGCCTTCCCCATGCCTGCAAGTAGATTTATAGTCATAAGTTCTCCTTATGCTTTTTTCCAGTCTTTGGAACGTTTGCCCCATTTACCATAAGACATGTCTCTTTCAGCTTTTGCTTTTTTAGGATCTTTTTTAGTAGCTTTACCTTTTCCTAAACGCATACCGATCGATTCATCTTCCTTATCGTAATAACCTTGCTTTTTCTTACCAGCAGATTTCCCAGCTTTGTACGGGAATCTAGATTTGTAAGGTCTTGTTCCGAAATCATTTCTCATATTTGCTCCTTATTATTTTTTTCCATTTCTGAAAATTTGTGTACCCTTTATACCAAAAATTGACGCACATACAAGTATCCATAAATTAGTAAACCATGATGGGAGCGCCTGGAAATGGTCAAAGAACATTTTTATCTTATCCATCGCCGCCGGATCATCCGACCATACCCCGTAGGCGAGCACCAAAATGGGCAACGTGAGTATTAATAAAACGACCTCGTCCTTGTAGTCGTTTTGACGGGCTTCTAAAAGTTTTCCCTGGTAAGTTTCCTCACCTCGGGCCATCTTCTGTGCGTGCATATATTGCGCATCAGCCATAGCCATTTGAGTCTCTTTACGCTTTTTGTAAATATGAGTACCTGCGTTCAGAGCTAATTTAACAGCACTAAACCACATATTAGAACCAAGTTGCTGTCTGTTTTCTAGCTTTAGTAGATGAACCTTTGCCACCTGTACTTCGGACAGTCACTTTATCACCAGTTGCAATTCTAGCGCTTGATCCTCTAATGCTAGATTTAGCTCTTGGATCTCTTATTAAATTCTGCGGTGGAATAGAAATTTTATTTCCACCTTTAAGATATCCATCTTTATTAGTGAACATTGACTGATTGTATCCTTTACCTTCTTTTGCCATATTTTTCTCCTAGGGTTTATATATATACTAAGATTTAGGACCTTTCAAGGTCTTAACATCTTTAGCCTTCATTCTATCTGAAGTCAGTTTAACATCAGCTGATATCAACGATTTTTCAATTGCTGTATCTGCTCTTAATTCAGCTAAATCCTCGTTCTGTTCCAGTTTATCATCAGTGATCTCTCTGTTTTGAACCATCTTAGCTTTGTCTAAATTAATTCTAGCATCTACTTCTTGTTGTTTTCTTTCCGTCTCCATTGCTTTTAAATCAACTTCTCTTTGTTTTAATTTAAGTAATGGGTCATGATCGAATTGAGATGTAATTGTTTTTTCTTCCTTCATAAACTCTTCAGTCATATCTGCAATCAGAACAGCTTTTCTAGCTTCTATCTTTTGGGATATTTGTTGAAGCTGTTGTTGTACTTGAGGGTTTTGAACTGCTTGCTGTTGCATCTGTGGTAACATTGCAAACTCTTGAGGAAATTCTATTTGAACTTGTTCTTGTGCCATCAACGATATGTGTTCCATAATATTTTTTTCTAACGCAGCAGTAATACTAGGGTTATTTCTAACAAAATTACTAGCCATAAAATTTAAGTGAGCTGTAACGTGAGCTCTATGATCTTGACCTGGAAACGCTTGGAAAGGTTTCATAGCCATTGCATCAATGTGCTCGATCGCCGGATCTTTAGGTTGATTCGGTGGAGGTGGTGGTAATATTCTATCAATATCTTTTACACCTAAAGCCTCATACATTTTTCTGTAAGACATATATAAATTGTGCATTTGTGGATTAGACATAGCTAATTGTAATTCTGTTTGTGCTAATGAAATTCTTTGTGACATTGAAAATATATTTGGATCTGCAACAGGTAGAATATCTACTCTATCGTCAAAATCAGTAACTTTGATATTTCTTTGTCCACCTACAACGTCATATGGATATTCAGGTGGTAAATATGTTTTAAAAACATTTGATAGTAATTTAAATTCTTGTTTTAAAGATACGTACAGTCTTTTATGGATTGCTGACATTACCCTCGAGCCGCGCTCTAATAGGGCTACAGTCGTACCAACAGCGGCCTGCTGGTTCCCGTCACCGACTTGCATGTCAGCAATCGACGCGAATCTTTGTCCCGCTTGAACGACAATTCCCATCAATTGCAATAAAGTCTGCGATGGCTCTTTGTATGGTAAAAATACAAAAGCATCTTTTAAATTTCCACCCGGTGTATCTACATCTTTAAATTCACCTGGTTGTATGTTTGCGGCATCATCTTTTACTCTGACACCACGTTGTTTAAATCCTGCCGGTAAGTTTGATAAAGTTCCCGCGTCTAATAACTGACGGAGAGCCGCAGTTGCAGTACGACTCAATCCGCCAATCATATGAATGAGTCCAAGGCCATAAAATCCAAGTCCTGGCAGAAATTTGAAGTGGACGAAATATTGGATCTTATTTTTCAATGGATCATTGGGCGCGAAGTTCCTTCTTATCGAAAGAACCTTCCGACTACCTTGCTCGATTGTAACGATGTAAGGTAATTTTATTCCTGTTGGTTCACCATCTTTGCCAACATCTTCGAAACCTTCTAAATCAAGGTCTGCGTGGAATTCTAATACTGTATATAATGGTTCAACTCTTTGTGATTTAGTTAAACCTTCTAGTTCTAATTCTTTTTTCTTTACTTCATTTGTAACTACGTCTTGAGGTTTATTTAATTCTATATCAGAATAAAAACCATTAACTTGTTGTTTACGTAAATCATTTTCTGAAATTTTAATTACATGACAAACAGATGTTGCATCTTCTAAAGAAGTTGCTGTGTATGGAACAATTAAATCATCCGCGGGTACAAATTTAGAAACTGCTCTACCTAACAGATCATCATAATAAACTTTTTTAAAAGTAGATCCAGCTAAAGGTAAATAAAACAACATTTGATCAAACTCTGGTTCGTATTCTTTCATTTGATCCATCAGTTGATAGTTCATGAAATCTTTAACACGTTGTGACTGTTGTTCTTTCTGTGGATTCGATGCTCCCATAGTTTGGGTTCTTACGGGTCCATCTGCTGGTAATAATTCTTTATAAGCTAAAGCTTGAAACTGTGTTACAGCCTCAGCTAAAACTGGGTGAGTTGCACCACTTGCTCCTTGGAAAGGTTCAGTTCTATTTTCATATTTAAATCCTAAAAGATCTAAACCAACCGTATAAGCTCTTTCCCAATCTGCACGAGACGCTTTGTATTCTCTGTAATCTCCTTCTAATCTATTTGCGATTGGATCAGTAATATCTTCTGGTAATAAATCGTTTAAGTTTGCAAAATGATCACCCTCTTCTGGTAAAGGCATTGCATTAGGATCAAAATCAATTGTAGCACCTTCTTCATCTTCCGTAACTTCAACGGGACCTTTTGGTGTTTCCTCTTCCTGTAAATTAATAACCTCTGCAACTTCTTCTTCAGGTCTTTTAATATTAGGGAGAGTTTTATCTATATCTGCCATATATTTTCTCCTGTTTATTCTTATCCTTTTTTTCTCCTTTAATCAACCCTTTAGGATCTGGTCCTTTTAAAGGGGGTATCGCCTTCCATTTAACATGCTTCATGTTTTTAACTAATGTTGGATTATTTTTTGACAT